GGCGCTTTGGTCATCGAGTAGTAGCGCGGTTGAACCGTCTGTAACAAAATCGAAAGGGAGATGCTCTCCCTTTCGAATTCTCACGTCCCAGTAAGCCTCGCTTATTCCGTTAGCTGCCATATTTTCATCATCCTTTCCAATGGGCTGACCGATCACGTTGTCTTATCAACAGTAACGGTATAAACCTTTTGCTCCGTTCCGTTGGTGACGGTAATGGTCAGGGTATTGCTGCCCTCGGCCCATGTTGCCGCCGTGCCATTGGCAACGGTGGTGCCGCCGTTGGAGATTTCCACCGTAGCGGACGCATCCTCAGGCGTGGCCGTGATGGTATTGGTGGCGTTGGTGGTTGTGGCTGTATACGCTGTTACGTCCGGATCAAATACCGGCGTCAGCGTCAGCGCGCCGATCGTCAGCCTCGACAGGCGCGCCGTTAAGGGTTTGCAGCCACCTTAGCCAGACGGAACGCGCTCTTGAGGCGGATCCGGTGATCACCCCATGCAGTGAGGATGAAGTAATACTCGCCAGCCTTACCATCCTTGTCGGTCTCAAAGACCGCGCCCACATCGTAGTTCTGCCGAGAGTAGCGGAAATCGCCAACAATGGGAGTGGTCGCCCTGTCGTTGAAGATTACGGGGATGCCGATAACATCCTCGGGCTTCTTGCCCCACAGGTCGGCGCTGCTGTTGGCCATGGTGCGGATAGCGGCGTAGTAGTCCTGCTTGCGCATTACCACGGCAGCATTTTCGCTGAACATATCAGGCAGATCGGCCCAGGCGTTGATGATAGCCTGAATGATGTCGATGCCATTAATCTCCTTAATGCCGTTGAGGTAGAAAGACATGTGATCGTGCGTGGTGTCGGTGGTCGCGCGGAACGCGTTCAGCTTTTCTTTGATAGCCAGAGCGGAACGCAGTGCCGCCTCGACCTTGGTCACCAAATCGAAGTCGGAGCCGAAAAGCACAGTATCCTTGATGGTGGCGAATACCTTGGTCTTGTAGCGACCATAAGTCACGGAGCTGCCGGTCATTTCGATTTCCTTAGCGGTTTCCTGGTCGGTCACGTCTGCAACGTCAGCGTCTTCGATGGTGAAGTCGATCTTTGCTTCTTCGAGGCCGTTGATCTGGGATACCGGCTCCACCCGGCGCAGGCTGTTCTCTTCCACAGGCTCGGTCAGAAGTTCCTTCGCCAGATTCGTTGGCAGGAGGTTTTCTCCATAGCCGAGGTCAGCCGTTGCCACGGGGATCGCGCCCAGACCCTCATAGGCCTTCTTGACATCGCCACCAGTCATGGCTGCGCGGAAAAATGCCGCCTTGTTCTTGATGATGATGTCTTTCTCGGTCATGCCGTTGCCAGCGCCCTTCTGCATAGCAAGTGCGGTGCGCTGCTGGTTCTCGATTTCATCATGCTGCTTCTGAAGGATCTCCCGGCGCTTGCGCAGCTCCGCGAGCTTGTCCTGCTTGTCCTCGATATCCTTCATCTGGATATTGGGGTCGGCTGCTTTTTCGGCAAGCCATTCATTGATACCGTCGATTTCAGCATCAAAGTTGAACAGCTTTTCCTTGAGTTCGAAAAGAGATACGTTTGCCATGGTAATAGGCTCCTTTCACTTATGATTTTGATTTGAGTTGTGCCTGGGCTTCAGCAGCGATCTTTGCACGCTTGGCCCGTTCATCAGCCGAAACAAATGCCAGCTGCAAAGCTGGCATGAGTTCTTTGATTTCGGTTGTGTGCTGCGTCAAATCCGCTGTTTTGAGCAGCTCTATCGCTTCGGTTATGTTCTCGGCGCTTTTTACTACGCCGGCAGCGCGCTGCGATGGGACAGCCACGAAGGAAAACTCAAAAGCCTCAACCGGCTTTTCAAGCTCTCCTACGCACAAAAGCCCGTCATAGACCTGGCCTTTGATGTGTCCCGTTTCGCACTGTGTAGTCCATGTGCGCCAGTCGAACTTCAAAGGCTTTTTGCAGATGGAGCAGTTGCACTCGGCCATACCGCACCCAATAGACACCTCCTTGAGAATGCCACCTTCGATGGCGTCTATCATGGGCTGGTTATCTTCCGTTCGCAGCATATAGGCATCGGCTCGCAGTGTCATAAGCGGCTCTTTGAGAGAGTTTTTTTGCCCTGTTTCTTCCACGTAGGTGCGATAGATACGGGAGTGCTGCTTATCTGCGGACCATCGATGATCGTATATGCCCGTCTTCCCCAAGAAGAGCGGCGCCATCTGACCAAGCGCGGTATCCGTGAAGCGTTCGCCATCCCTGTCAACATCGTTGTCGCACAGCGCGAGCGAATAGACATATACTTCCTCAGGCGTGAGTTGCTTCTTGCTGTATTGATTTATCAGCTCGATATCGGCGGCAGCGTCCGCCGTACCCTTGCTGAGCGCCTTAAACTTTGTTATCTGGCTCATTTTGCGGTATCCCTCCTATGTTTGATGGTTTGGTTTGTGATGTAGGACTTCCGTCCGGATGGGTGATAAGGTATTCCAGCGGTACAAGATCGCGGGAGGCAAGCAGCTTATCACCATGCTTGTCCGGGGCAAGACCATCGTCGGCTCTTGCTTCGTTGGGCTTGATCCAGCCGCCGCGTATGCCTTTTTGGTGCACGTCAGCCATCGTGGCTGCATCAGCACGCAGGATGTTCGTCATGTTCATCCGCAGCCGGTAGCCTTTCATCCTTTCACGCTGCGGCACCAGTTTACGTGTATATTCCTGCTCATAAGCCGTAACGATGGGCAGCATCGTCAACGTCAAGAACTCCAACATCTGCTGCTCCTGCGAAGCAAACGAAGTATCGGAAAAATCTCCCAGCAGGTGGGGCGGTATGTTGTACACGTTTGCCACACGCGAGCGGGATATCTTCTCTACTTCAAAGAGCTTTGTATCAACAGGAGACAGGTTGATGGATTTTGCGGTGACGCCAGATTCCAGCAGCAGAATGTTCCCGCCGGTTTCCTTGTAGGTTTCAAGGAAACTTTTTATCATGTCCTTTTTCTGCATTTCCGACAGGTTTGCAGGCGCTTCCAGCACCACTTGGGCGTTTATGCCTTTATCCAACTGCTTTTGACTGAACTCCTCTATGCTGGATTGGTATTTCAGGGTATTAAGCAGTACAGATACGGGGTTGATTCCGACATAGCCATTGGCCGACATGAACGGAACGTGCAAGATGTAATAATTGTGAATGTAGTAGGCCGCGCCCTTTTCCGGGATAAGCCTATACCACAGCTCCTTGCTGTCCGCTTCCATGATCGGCTCTACTCGCGCAGGATCGAGCGGGTAAAGATATGGCAGGGTGCGGCCCGGCACTTCAACCTTCAAGGCATATCCGTTTCCACTTGTGCAGCGGCATGCCTCTATGGTTTTGAAGAATTGGCTGGCTGTCATGTTTGGGTTGGGTTCAAAACCCACCAAATCGGTCAAATCGCCCCTTTTCGGCTTGGAATCCTGATACAAGCCCATAGGCATGGCCGATAGCGCATTTGATATTCTGGATGTTGCCGAAAAAATGAGCTCGCTGTTTTGCAGCGTGTAATCGCCGCGAAAAAAGCGCGGCATGAGCGATGTCCTTATATTGATTCGGCGTACCGCGCTATCCTTGTCGGCAGGCTTTGCCGCCTTTGCTGCCGCACCCGTGCCAGAAGTTTTTTCATCCTGCTTTCTTTTAAAGCTGTTAAACAGGCCCAAGATTTATCCCCTCCTATCCAATCTTGATAATCGTTGATACCGCCTTATCCTCGGGGATAAAGGTCGATTTCTTACGCAAATACTCTGTATGTGCGTTCAGGAAGCATGCGAAACCATCTATTTTTCGGTTCTTGTTTTGCTTGGTTGGCAAATAAGTCCCGCCAGCAGAACGCTTGGTGAGCTTGACATTGCGGAGATACCAATTAAAAAGCCGGTTGTTGTTATGAATGACTTTGCCATCAAGGAACAGTTCTTGCAGATCATCAAGCGGCGCGGTCAGCGTCATTTCTCCTTGCCTGATTACGTCAAGCACGAAACCCTCTTTTTGCATTTCCAGCACCAAGTTGAACGCTTTGGCCGGGTCATATCCAACGGATTCGAGGCGGTATAACTTCCGCATGCGCAAAAACCACTCCAAGATATACTCATACCGCACATAGTCGCCCGGCACGATGGTCAGCAGCCCCTCCCGCTCAAGCTCTTTCCATGCCAACTTTTCCCGGTCAATCTTGACCACCTTTTCGGGCACCCATGTGTGCTCAAGCAGGAACACATAATCGTTCGGCAAAGGGAACTCAAGGCAAGCGGATGTATGATCCTGCGTGGAGGACAGGTCATATCCGCCATAACACGGCTTGCCTGCAAGCTCTTCGAGGGGCTTTTCCAGATTGTTTTTGAGGATTGTGGGAGCATCCAGATACGACATTTCATCAATATCGGTAAATACGTTGAGCTGCTGGTTGATAAAGAAGCTCCGTTCCTGCGGTATAGCCTTGCATCGTTCCCACTCGTCAATCAGGTCATCCAAGTCGAGCAGCGCACCGAGCGAGGGGTTAGCTTTTCCCCAACAGGTGAAGTCATCGGGATCATCGCCCTCGTCGATTTCATCAATGTAGACAAACATACGGTCGCTTGCGCGTTTTGATATTGCAGTAGAGCCATCAAGGATATTGCCGCCCAGCTCGTAATAATCGGCCAGCGGCCCGTCAATGACCGTTCCAAGGGTGGAAATGTATAAAAAAAGCGGCTGACGCCGCTTTTTACCCTTTGCTTTGATGGTATTTATGAGTTTGTAATTCCGGTACTCCTGTATTTCATCGAACACGGCCATGTGTACATTCAGGCCGGCAAGGTTCGTTGAGTCAGCGGCCAGCGGTCGAAACTTGCCATTCGTTTTCTCATACAGCACTCCGCTGTTTGTCACACGGAAATGCTTTGTAAGAATTGGGCTTGCCTTTATCTGGGCGCAGCACTCCCCGAATACAATTCGGGCCTGTTCCTTAGAGTTTGCAAGGCAATATACTTCCGCGCCTCTTTCACCGTCTTTTGACATGCCGTATATAGCATTTCCGGCCACCATTGTGGATTTCCCGTTGCCAGCGCCGACGATAACGAGGGCTTCGCGGTATCTCCGCAGCTTGGTTTTTTTGCTTACCCAACCATAGATATTTGCCTCCACGAAATGCTGCCATGGCTGCAATTTCATCTTGCTATAAGCACCCTTGGTGGGCACAAGAAAACGCTCCATGAAGTCTATCGGATAATAACCTTTCGTGAGGTCGAACTCCCAAGGGAAATCAGGGTCGTTTTGCAGCTCTAATTCGTTGAAAAATCGCTGGCAAGCCTGTATGCGCCGCTTTCCTGATACTATCTTTCCGCTAAGCACATCATCGGCGAACTGGTAAGCAGGCGAGGCGGCAACCAAGCTCGACACCTGCGGTGCGGTCACGGCATCAGGTTCCCCCGGAAATTATCGAACTCGTCGCCAGTCTCGCCGCCGCCAGACAGAGGTTGAACGATGTATTTGAGCAGAAGCTGGGCCGTCATGTCCGCGGCTCTCGCAGTCTGATTGTATGCTGATACAGCGGGGTGTACATATATGTTTTTCCGGCCTTTGACATACTCTTTTTCTACCATCATACCGTCATCTTTGATGGCTTTCTCCAAATCGGCCAGATGCACTATATGTTCTTGATACCGCTTAAATGTGGTGATGAACATAAAGCTGTGTTCAACGCCTTTTTCCTTGGCCTTGTTGAGTATTTCGCGGGCTTGTTCATTGAGGTCTACTTTGACTACGCCGTTTTTCTTTGCTGCCATTTTGCTTCTCCTTTCTCTCCGGATTTTCCAAAAACGCTTACACCCGCATGGCGATGTAAAGGAACGAGGT